CCTGGGCGATCTCCACCGCCATCGCGTCGGCGAGGTCGATGATCGAGTCTTCGAGCAGCGAGTTGGGCACGCGGTTGGCCACGCCCCAAATCTTCGCGTTCAGTTCGATGTTGTCGAACGTCACGTCGCTCGCCGACACCTCGACGTTTTCACCGACGGGCCTCGCCGCAAGGCCACCGGTCCGACGGGCCACGACGAGCGTGTCGGAGTTCATCGACACCCGGCGAGCGTTCGCCGGGAACGAACCAAACTCTTCGACCAAACGGATGATCTCAGAAGACATTTCCGGGCTGGTCAGCACGCCGCCGAGGCTGTTGATGCCACCGGCCTGGGCACGCTGCTCGACACCGTGATCGACACACCACCGACGGGCCTCGGCATCGCCGAAGACATAGCCGCGGAGGTGCATACCGGCACGGTACGCGGTCTCGGAATCCTTGAACGCGCGAAGGACGCCGTGGCCCTTCGGCACGGCAGGGACGGTACGCTTTTCCACGACGCTCTCCTCAGTGGGGGTCTCGATCGCCTTGACGGGTGCGGCCCGCTCCAACACGGAGCGGAGTTCCAGTTCCTTGGTCTGCACGCGCTGGAGGAATTCGATCTTCTCCTTCAGCTTGTCGGCCTTCACTTCGAGCGAGCGGAGCGACGCCTCCTGCTCCTCGGTCATCGGGGCCGCGTCTTCGCCCTCGGGGGCGTCTTCGGTCATCGCCTCCATCTCGGCGACAACGGCAGCCAGTTCATCGAGCAGAGCCTTGAGCTTTTCGACAGCCACGTGAGCGTCTCCTGTGTTCGGGTATTCCGGCGACCGATGCCGCCGATACCCTCACGCTATGGAGACACGCCCCAACCCTTGCAGAAAAAGATGGGCGGGCAGTAAACGAACCCTAGCCCGCCTTCGCGCGGCGAACCTCGACCGCGGGCAGCACGTGCTTGTCGGTGCAGCCGCAATCGCGGCAGCGCAAGTACCGAATTTGGTACTCCCCCTGCCGCTGGCTGGATGCGACCAGCAAACGGCCCGCAGTGCACTTGGGGCAGGAATCCCCGCTCTTAGCGGCCATGCGTCCTCAAGAAGTCTTTGATCTCGCCGATCTTTCCAATGGCGGCAGTGTGCTTCGCAATCACGTGGGCCTGCCGCTTGAGGAACTGATCATAGGAACGCTTGGCAACCGCCACGTCGCTATCGGGGTAGGCGGGGAACGTGGTCGGCGACACGTCGATCAGCGAATCGACCCGCTTGATCGTCCGCACGCTGCGGCCCTCTTCCATGCTCCACTCGTCGCCACCTGACGAGACTTGGAACGCGAAGGACGAGCCCTTCACGATTCCCGCCCGAATGTTCGCGGCGATGTCGCGGCCGTAGGTCGTGTCGGGCACCGGGAACTCGTATCGGAGCCCGATGTCGTCCACCGTCAGCCGCAGCGTCTCGGGGTAGCGGGCGAGGGGGAAGTTGGGGTCGTGATTCCACAAAGCCCGGGTCTGGAGCGGCTTCTTGCGGCCGCGCCGCTCGGAGACAAGGCCGAACGCGCCGGGGTCGAGTCGCTCCACGAAGTCGCCCAGGTCGAGGGACAAGACGCCGAACTTGGCGGCGTACCCGACGATCCACTCGCGGGACTCGTTGCCGCCTTCCTCGCTCCGCGCCTCAACCGCGAGCAGCGGCGTGTCGGATTCGATCTCGTCAAGGATTAGGGATCGGCGTTCGATGTTCATTCTCTCGCTCCTGTTGTTGCCGCTTGCCATCAGTACACGACCCCGTCTTCTTCTGGCGGCTCGTCTTCAATCGCAAACGTGCCTCCCAAGAAATCCACAACGCTAGACGCAGCCCAGCCGATTCGAGTGCCGTAGGCGGGCGAGTCGTAAGACGCATCGGCCGCCTCTACCATCGACTCAACAGCGGCTTTCAGTTGCGGCGAGATGCGGCCGGAGACGACGAAACGCGGCCCCGTCTCGGCGACGGACTCCGACAGTTCGATCACTGTTTCACCGGCAGTGATTACAGCCTTCACGCTCTTGCCTTTTTCTTTTGCCTGGACTCGTTCAGTAGCCGTCCCGTCATTATGCCAGTAGTGAAGGCAAACCATTCAGGGTCGGATTTCGCAAACGCGGCCGGATCTTTCTTGAGCAACTCCACGCCCATCGAAATCACTTCGGTGCTGCCGCTTACGTATCGCTTTCCGGTGTAGTGAGCCCGGTGCTCTGCTTCCTTGTCGTCATACCCGGCCGCAAGGTGCGCCTTCTTGAAATCGTCCGGTGCACCGCGCTCGTCGCTCTTGTAGCCGCGGCCAAGCTTGCTGCGGAATGAGACCTCCTGCGATCCAGCCGTGCGTCGCGTCCTGAACTCTTGAGCCAACCGGGTGGCCTCCGGGTTGTACTCAACGCAGTGCCCGATCTCGTGGGCGATCACGCCTGGCGATTCGCGAGAGGATACGACGACCTCGGGAACTCCGGTAGGCTCAAACGTCTCTCTGTCAAAGCCGCCGCGTCTTGCGTAGGCCCGCACGTTGCCTCGCATCGAGAGCTTTGGCTGCAACGCCCCAGCATGGATAGCCGGATTGGTGTGCTCAAGCATGAAAGCGTAGGCGTCTGCCACTCTAGCCCTGGCTTCTGGGTCTCTGACCTTCTTGAGCCTGTCGGCGTGAGTCTTCTGGATCGTCGCCTTGGATGATTCGTAGATGGTCGCGAGGCCGTCTGTGCCTGCGATCTCCAGAATCTCCCGAGAGATTTCTTGTTGCAGCACTTCGCGGCCTGCCTTGGCTCGGTCTTGTACGGCAAGTTCTCGCTGCTGCCTTGCGGTCTGATACGCATCTTTGTTCTTTGCGTGCGCATCTGCCGCAGCCTGCATCTGCTTGTTTATCCGATCAAGTGCTCGCTTCTTTGATGCGTTGCCTGGATCTTTATCAAGCGCATCTCTAGCGGCAACCCACGCCGTATCAAACGAACGTATTTTGTCGAATGCCTTGGCGGTAGCAACCTTCGCCTTTTCCTCTTTCTTCGTAGCCGCATCGATCTTCTTCGAGACCTTCGCGTCTACGGAGGCGAGTTTCTTCACGATCGCGGCGGAAGACTTGTCGGGATCAAAACCCTTTGATGACTTACGGCCCTTCGAGCCCTTGCCGCCTTTGTCGCCCTTGCTCTTTCCCTTAGCCCCACCGCCGCCAGAGCCCTTTCCGCCCTTGCCCTTATTTGATGGAGGGCATGAGTTGTCCGGAGGCGAAGCGCCTTTGCACCAAGCGCGGGATGTCGGCCCTGACTTGCTCAACTGGTCAAGCGTGTCGGGAGTTCTTTTCGTCCAATCGGCGTTAGATAGGACAGCATCCAGTGCGATCATTTCCGTTTCCCCCCGGCGACGACCTTGCCTTTGATGACGCCGCCGAGGACGACAATCTCCTGCTCGGTGACACACCCCATGCCAGTGCTTGCCGTGCACAGCACGCGCGAAACGGGAACCTTCACGGTAACAAGACCGCCGATGTCGGAACTCATGTCGTCGGCGAACATCTCTGCAGTCTTTCGGTTCATCGAAAAACTCGAAGCGGGCTGCAGCGAAATATCTTCGCTATCGGACGATTTGACAGCGCCTTGCTGACTTATAAATCCCCGGTGCAGCGTTAGTTCTTTGATACCCTGCTGCTCAAAGTAGTCCTGCGTTGCGTTGTATTTGGCGCGGATAACTTCCCTGACGGCGCTGCTGTTCGCGACGATTTCCTCAACGCCTTTCATTCGCGAGACTTCTGCGGGACCGAGCAAAGGGGACGCGTCGTACTTGCCTAGGTGCCCAACGTCAGCCTTGGCCAGTTCAGGGAATTCGTAGGCGAGTTCTTTTGCGATAGCCTTTTGAACCCCAACTGCAACTGGCTCGCTGTCTCCTGACGTGCTCGCCCAGGTGTCAACAATACCCCTGACTAGCGCGTGCCTTTTCTCGTACCCCGGGGAGGCGCCCTCCCTGTATCGCTCGTGATTGAATCCAGTGGCCGCCAGTAGCGTGTCCGGCACGCTACTCTCTTCCATCCCGACCTTGTCGAGCTTTTGCAGAAGCAGTTTTGCGACTTCCTTCTTGATCTCAGCTCTTTCGCGAACCTGTTCTGGATCGCTGCCTGTAGCCAAACTAAGAGCCTCCTTTGAGGCTCCACGGAATACCCGCTCAAGGTCTCTCTGCGATGGCTCGCCGGAATCGCTGCCCGCAGAAGATTCGCCACCACCGCCCCCGCCCTTATTCGTCCCGCAGGAGTTGTCGATCCCGCCGCCTTCGCCGGTGGGGCAAAAACCGCGCCGCTCAATCACCGCCTGCACGGCCCGCAGAATGCGGACGCACCGCAGCACGGCGTCGGCGTCTCCCTGTCGCGTTGGGCGAAAGACGGCGATCACTTACGGCGGCTCCGCGACCTCGGCTTGTCCTCGCACTCGTCGCACGGCTTCGCGGGCGTGATCGTCTGCGGCGAGTCATCCACCCACACGTCAACGTCGATGCCAGCCGCCTGGGCCGCGTCGGCCTTGAGCGTGTCGCCACCCACCAGCAATACCTGAGAGAACGCCTCCGCGTAGTCGCCCAGCGCGTCCGTCACGGTCTGGCGGTCCTCCTCTGGGCGTCGCGAGATCATCACGACCGTGTTGCCTTCGGACACCGCCTTGCGGGCGAACTCTCCCCACATCGTCGGGTCGGCCGCAAACGTGCGGTCGAAGTCGATGCTGATCGTCATGGCCCGCGACTCCACCGGCTGCGAGCGGGCCGCAGGGGCCGCTGCTGCAGGCGGCACGGGAGCCTGTGCGGGCTCCTCTTGCTTCACCGCGACCCCTTGCAGGATCGTCTCGACACGGGCCGCAGACAGCACAGGGAACGCTGCAGCGATGATCGCCCTGGCGGCGTCCACCGACAGGAGCCCGTCGGTGATTTGCTTGACCACGGTCAGGAGCGACGAGACCTCCGCCGTCGTCAGGCTTGTTTCCGCCGACTCGCCCGGCGTCGCGGGCACCACCGGCTCGCCAGCCGCAGCGGCCAGCCCGCCCTCGACCGCCTGCCCGTCGATGCCGCTGCCCGGTTGCTGCTGGGCCAGCACGTCGCCTTCGGTCGGCTTCTCGCCCAGCGTGCCCATGTTCAGCGGGCGATAACGCACGTCGCCGCCTTCAACCGGGTCCATGTTCTCCAGTTCGCGGATGTCGTCGGTGTTCAAGACGCCGATGTCCCACATGGCCCGGTAGTAGGCCGACCGGCTCGAAGAGTCGCCGCGGAGGAGCCCGCGCACGTCGAACTCGATCAGATAGCGGTCGTCGTCCTCGATGAGGTCGCGCATGAACGCCGACTCGAACCGCCGCAGCCACGGCAGGATCGTGTGCTGCACGAACTCAATGTCGGCCTGCGCACTGCCCGCACCAGACCCGAGTAGATGACCGGGCACCCGGAAGAGCCGGGCGATCTCGTCCAACTGGTAACGCCGCAGTTCCAAAAACTGCGCATCAGAATTGCTCGACTGCGGAATTTCGTATGGCTTGAGCCCGCCCGTGAGTACGGCCGTGTTGTGGGAATTCCCCACGCCGCCGTGACGCCGGTCCCACTGCGACCGCAGCGCCTCGCGGGCCTCCGCGTTTAAGTTGCCGTCAGTCGAGAGTACAAACCCGGGGCGGGCACCGGCTGCGAAAAATCGAGCCCCGTGCAACTCGCAAGCCCGGGCTAGTGCGATCGCGTCCTTGCACTCCTCCACGATCGACATCCCGTTGATGCCGTCGTCGGAGGGGCCGCGAATCTGGAGGATCTGCTCGTTCGAGTAGACCGTCTCCGTGCCCTTGTCTTCGCGAAACTTGTAGCGAATCTTGCCGTTTTCGATCCGCTCGACCTTCATCCGGCTGGGATGCAGCGGCACGATCTGCCCGGCTTTCAATTCCGAAAACGCGTTGCCCCAGAGGCCGATGTGAAAGACGGCCTGCTCACGCCACTCGAAAGATGTCTGCCACCCGTTCGGCTGGCTGTGCAGTTGGCGGTAGAGCGGCAACTCGCGGGCGACCCGCTTGCCGCCCCCAGGCGTCCGCTCCAAGACGTGCAGCGGCAGGCTGGCCACCGTCTCCGCGATCACCCGCAGGCACGCGAACACCGCCGCGACTTGGTGGGCGTTGTTCGAGTCGATGCGGACGCCCGACGAACTCCGCGAGTCGCCGTCCTCATCCCACATGCGGGCCTCGCCGGGGAGCCAGAGGATGCGGTGTTCTTTGTTCTTGGCGATCATATGAAGAAGATTTCTGGGCCGTTACCGGCCGCGTTCGTGATGCTGTTTGCTTCCCAATAGCCCAGAGCGAATATCAAGGCCACGACGCCGTCGATGCGGCCGGTGCTCTTTTTCTTCACGGGGCGAACGTCCTCGAACGCGTTTGTCTCCACCGTGACGCAACCGGCCATCCACGAGAGCACCGGGTTGCCGCCGTGGCGGATCCTCTGTTGGAGCGTCAGCGACTCAAGCAGCTTCGTGGGACTGCTCATGTGCCGAAACCCTTGTCCGTATGATTCCACGTCCAGCCCGGCCCCTTGCAGTTCCACCGACAACTGGACGGCTCCGCTGATGTCCATCAGAACCTTTTGCACTTGGTGCTTCTTTGAGTATTCGAGGACGTATTCGCGGATCGAGGCGTGGTCGATGACGTTGCCGTCCGTCGCCTTGATCCAGCCTTGATTGACCCAGTGCTGGAACGGCTGCCGATCCGTCCGCTCCCGCTCCATGATCAAATCGCGGGGAGCCCAAAACATCGGGTCAATGTCAAACGTGCCGTCTTCGTTGGGGAACAACGCCACGCACGCCGACAAGTCGGTGCTCTTCGACAAGTCCATGCCGATGATGCACTTCCGCCCGGCCAGCGGCTCGACCGGCTCGCCCGAACACGCCGCCCACTTCTCCGGGTCAATCCACCGCTGCGAACTCTCGACCCAGACGCCAAGCGAGTAACGCAGCCACCCGTTGAGTTTCGTACTCTTGTTCCTGGCCTCCTGGGCATCCGCGGCGAATGACTCCTCGGTCATGGTGATACCCATGCCGGGATTGCAGCGCCGCCACACGGCTGGGTCAAAGTAGTCGTCGGTCCCGTCGGCCTTCGCCGCAAAAATCTTGCCGTAGAACCGGGGGTCGTAGTTCGCGTCGGCGATCACCTGTTCCGCGTACTCGTGCTGTTCCCAGCAAATCGTGTCGCGGCGGTCTCCGGCCGTGGTGATCGTGCAGAGCAGCGGCTCGGGTCTGGATCGACCGGAATACCGAAGCGCCTCGAATAGACGCCTGTCGGGCCACGCGTGCAGCTCGTCGCAAAACACAAACGAGTACGACGGGCCTTCGGCGGCACCGGCGTCTCGGGAGATCACCCGCAGATTGGAGTCGGTGGCGGCGCAGTAGATCGTCTTGCGGCTGTCGATGACTTCAAGCACCGACTTCAGTTCAGGCGACCGCTTCACCATCGCGGCCGTTTCGTCAAAGATGATCGCCGCTTGGTTGCGGTCCTTTGCGGCGATGCAACCCAACTCGCCCTGGCCCTCCATCAGAAGGTGCCAGACGGAAAGGCAGGAGAGCAGCGTGCTCTTCGCGTTCTTTTTCGGCACCTCGATATACGCCAAGCGATAGCGACGCTTGTTGTCGGCACCCTGCCACCCATAGAGCGGCTCAATCACGTCTTCGATGTGCCACTTGAGCAGACGCATCGGATCGCCCGCACGTGCGGTTGGCGAATCCTTCGTGTGGCAGCAGACCGCTTCAAGGAACTGCTGCACGAGCTTCGGCTGTTCGTCGTTGTACGTGAAGCCCTTGACGGCCTCACGTCGCCTTTTTTCTGGCAAGGAACGAAGCGAGCTTGCTTTCTTGCTTGGCATCCGGCTCCACCTTTAGCGACGCCCGGGCGGCTGGCGACAAGCCGAAATCCGCCTCCAGTTGCCGCAACTGCTGGGCCAGTTTGTGAGCGATCGAAACCTCTGGCCGTTGGGCGATGTACTTCACCTCGCCGCCGTCGTTGAGGATCGGGTAGGTATCGCCTTCCTTCTTCAGTTTCTCGCGCACTGCAAGCCACCACTCCCACGTGTCGCAATACCGGGCGAGCGCCTCGACATCGGCCCGGGTCATCACGCGAACGCCTTCGAGCATCGGGAGCAGTTCCCGCCAGCGAGCGGCGGCGACTTCGCCCAGGTGCGGCGGCATGACGATGCCGTCCGCTGGCGGCTTCGGCTCTTGCTTGTTCAGCGGGCGGCAGCCGGGGTTGCCTCGCACGATCTTGAGTTGTGTCGGAGTCGGACGCGGTCCGCGCTTGCCCATGTTTTCGCTCGGTGATTTCAGGCGTGTTTTTGCTGCCACCAGAATCGGCAGCGCGTCAAGCCGCCAGACCTACCCCCAAGGCATTACTTGCAAGCGACCCTTGACCCC